AAAGCGTTCTTCTATTGCAGTTAGTTCTTTATCCTCTGCTATCAACGTGTCGTTGCCGGCAGAAATCTCTCGTAAATCTTTATCTATCTCAGCCTTTATACCGCTACTCATGGCTGTTACTGCCCAAATCATCTTATCAGCATGTAGGAACTCGAAATTTCCTGTCTTCCATGCCATATAAATCATGGTAGCTACAAGAAGTACTTGAACCAGGAAAGAACCTTCTAGGCCCCACTGAGCAACAAGCAGAGTCCCTGCTCTAATTATTACCTCTCCCCAAAATGCAGCTACAGCTAAATCAGCAGCGCCTGCTAATAATAAGGAACCTGCTGCACTCCAAGAACCTGCAGTGGCTAAGGAATGTGCAAATGCTAGGAGGTTACCTAGGCTGTATATGATAAGGATAAAAACAATTATCACTAATATGGCTTTAAGTAGCTGCTTCCACCATACAATCTTCTCTCTGTTGTACCCGTTAACTACAATATGCATGGCAGCATAGTGGATTAGTACCTTGTCATCGTTGCTGTAAGCAGCAACGATAGAGGCATTCAGAGGAATCAAGAAGTTGTCATTGTCGGCTGCAAAGCCTAGCTGCAAGCCAGTGACAACTGCATATTCGCCATAGATATAGTTTTTGTGAGTGAACCCAGAAATAGTTATTTCATCATAGGTATCAATGGTTATCTGCCTTTGCATTGTTATGGTACTTGTGTCGTATTCCTTATACCCTTCACGATCATCATTAGCGCCCCAGGAAACACTTCTCCTAGTAGGAGCCACAGCATTAACAATTCTCGCTGTGTCGCCTATGGCGCCTGTACCTATAGAACCAGACTTAGTTTCTTTGTTGATGTAATTGCACACCAACTCTATCTTAAGACCTGCATCTTCGATACGACCTGAGTTTTGTGGTGGCACGAGGGACCTGTTCACAAGCAACCAAGCTTCAAATGACTCTTTAGTTTGTCCACCTGCCCATTCATTGTTCAGGTAGTCAAAGTAGTCATACATGTAATTTAAACTGGTTGGCTCATCTGTGTCTATGGGTACGCCAAAGTACAAATAGGCATGATCTATGTCATTAGCGCTAGGGCTCTCATCGATGCTATTAGCTATCGTTTCAAAGTCTAGGCCCATTTTTTTCATTAGCGCTCTAGACGTTTTAAACAGCTCAGTATCTTTAAGACTTTTATCAGCTAAATTCTGATCATTCCTTCTGAAAGGAACAATTGGGTAATAGTCACTTATCTGGTTTGTACTAACAAAAGGTACCAATGTTGGGTGCACATTAGTTGCTGGATTGTAGAGCCAGTACTCCCAGTTACTATTGATGGTAACGCCAAGTTCATTAACTTCCGTTATCAATGGATCTCTGTATACAACTTGGTAATACACTATGCTTTGATTAATAGCTGGTGTGACAACAAATACTTCAGTGACAGTGATAGGAGCAGAAGTTCCACCTACTCTGGTTAATTCATACGTCAACAAGATGTTGCCGCTAGGATTGAACACAGACCAAGTATGTTCGTATAGATTATAGACTGTCTCAACCATCTCCCACTCAGCACTAATAAACACTGTGTCATGCTGGAAAGTAGTATCTGTGTTAGGTGGTTCATTCAGAATAATATCTGTGACCGGGTCCCAACCTCTTGTATCAACAAGGAAGTTACTGGCTATAAACTCTGGCTCAACCAAAGCTAGTCTGCTACTAAGAATTTCTACAGGAGTACCGGCGATACCATCCATTACTATCTGAAGAGCAGCTTCATCCACATAGCCTTCATTCAGTTTGAATGTATCTGTTGGTAAACCATAGGTATAAAAATCACGGGCGTGATCGATGACACCGGTCATCTTTCCATTTACAGCAGAGGAGAAGTAGGCAATAAGTTGGTCTACGAGAGGTTCTCCCTCGTAGACGTACTTACGGATTATTTCAGGAAAGGGGTCAACAGGCTCCTCGTAAATGCGTACTGCGGAAGAGAACGTAGTTACATTGTAACCCATGCGATGACCCCATTAAGTTACTTTACAGTGACTCAGCTACAGTAGCAGGAGTTTTGCCAATACCTGCTATGAGTGCGTCGACTGGGCTCTTAATATTGCCATTCACCAAACCATTGAGTAACTGGGCTTGAGAAGCTGAATCTTTCGACAGCTGAATGCCCCAGTTATCCAACATGATCTTGGCAGCCTTCTGCTCAGCATCACGAATGAAGCCAGCAGCTTGATTAGCATATAGGGTGTTCTGCTTGCCCATGATGCCATCTACAACAGCAATGGTAGTAGGAGCCTCATAAGTACCAGGAAGCGTCTGTGCTTGCTCTGTGTACAGCTTCTGCTTCAACAAATCTATCTCAGCCTTCAGCTTGTTCTTCTGTTCAGCTAGCAATAGATTCTTGGCTTTCTCACCTTCTATTTGATCAGCAAGTAATAAGGCCTGCAGGTTAGCTATTTCATACCCAAGCAAGAACTGTACAGCTGACTGCAATGTTGCAGTCATAGACTGTACGTACACAGAAGCATAATCTGTACCCTTGATTCTACCAGCAGTAAATTCAAGGTTTAAATGAGCATCAGCCGCAGCCATCATAACGTCAAATACGCCAGTGCCTTCTACTGATTCTTTACCTAACGTTAGTTTGGTTAATGAAATATCTGCCATGCTTAGCTACTCCGTATTAGTCTTCTATGCTGTGTGCCATAGCCTGTTGTAAGGCCAGCTTGTCCAAATCTTTTCGGCTTAGGTCAGGCAACACTTCAACAACAAATTCATTGATGAGTTTTCCCTTACGAGTCTTGGAACCATCACGGTTAACAACGGTGTGGAACTTCTGACACTTACGGGCTTTGATCATGTCATAGATGATCTTCTCAACGTGCCAACCTTCCGCTACATCAAAAGGAACTACACGCTTAAACATACCAATGAACTTGTTACCGGTATGGAAGATCTCAGACTTCTGATCAGCCTTGGCTGGGTTCTGACAACTAACAACAATACGTACTAATTTTGCTGACTCAAGTCTTAGCTCTTTACGCTTTCTAGCAGCAATCACTGCTTCAGATAAAGGAGCTTCAGCTACTGGAGCTAATGCATCAGCTTTCTCTTTAGGTACAGGAGGAGCTAAAGCTTTAGCCAACAAAACCTTCAATTTATCAACACCTGTAGCAGGGTGGAATGAAACGCCCATCTGCTTCAGTCGATACTGTAAAGACAACTTCTCGTCTACTTCAATCGGTGCTGTGGGGTCTAGCTCTACTTCGTTTGTATCATTCATAATAGTCTCGCTTTCTTATTAAGGAGGGTGAAACCTCCGTGGTTAAAAATATGGGGTTACTGATTTCTCAGTAACCCCATGTTACTTACGCTACTGCCAAAGAAGGCAACAGTGCAATACGCTCAGAGCGTAGGATAAGCGTTCCGTAGTACCACTTGATACTCATGAAACCAGTCTCACCAAATGGATCTGACTTGTCTGCTGTGGCTTCACCAGGGGCCTTGTGATAGATCTTGAACTTAACAGTCTTACCGTCAGTCTGGAAACCAATGGTAGAGAAAGACTCAGAACCAACTACTAGCATTGGGAAGACGTCGTATTGACCATCAGTCTCACGGGCTAGAGATAGGTTGTCAGTTACAGGACCACCAGCACCAGTCCAATGCATCATCTCAGGAACAACGATGATACGGAACTGGTCGATAGAACCAACTTCACCCACTGCCAAAGTGCCACCAGCAGCGTACTTAGCTGCAGGTACGAAAGCAGGGTTACCAAAGTTATCTACCATGTTCTTAAGGGTAGGTAACATCTCGGTACCGCAATACATGTATCGGGCAGCATCGATGATTTTGGAGTCGACTAAACGAGTACCAGTAATCATCTTGGTGTTCTTAGGAGTGCGGTTCTCATCCAAGTCGATAGACAAACGCATGAAGTCATCATAAGTAACGATGGCAGTTGCTGCGTTAGTGGCAGCTAGCTCACCAGACATGGTGTACATGGAGGTGGCAGTACCAGGATAACGAATAACGCCAGCAGCGTTCAACAAGTCAATCTGAAGAGCATCTTCAGTTAACTCGTTAGCGCCCATAACCATTTCACGGTTAATGTGCATCATCAACTCTTCATCAGTATCAAAGTCCATAGATTCCTGAGTGTACTCATCGAAGAAGCCAAACTTCTCAATAGTACCTTCAATTTCTACACGCTTGAAACCAATACGGTTAACGCGACCACCAGTTTCTGACAAAGCAGGAAGCTTGCCAGTGATAGAGCCAACGTCTTTGCTTGAACCATACAAGTTACCAGAACCTTGTTGGACAGAAGCACCAAGGTCATAAGTCATGATCAAGTCAGACTTAGTTACAGTTGAGTACTTAAAGGTCAGGCCTTTAGATACATCAAGAGTAATGGTTGCATGAGCAGCAGGACCACCAGCAGCTACAGCACTACCAGCAGCACCAGCGACAGCAGCTACATAAGAAGCGTCCATGTCGTCGTTGATAGCAGCAGTAGCAGCAACTACGTCAGCATCAGCAACAAACAAAACGCTACGAGGAAATGTAACAAAACGCTCAGTAGTAAGGATTGCTACACCAGCAGCATCGATACCCTGATCGTTGATGTTCAAATCATCAAGCAAAGGCAGGTAATGGAATTTCTTAATCTTTTTGCCCATGTGCTTAGGCATCGAGGTTACATCAGCCAACTGGCTAAAAAACTGCTCTTTACGTGCTTCGATAAGAGCTTTCTTTTTGTACACATCAGTACGGATCTGAGAGCCTACACTGGATGCGTCTCCGCCTAGCGGATCATTATAAATACGTGACATAAGTATTTCCTTTTAAGTTTATTTTACAAACTTGTTCGCTTCAAATTTCTCAAAGTCAGCATCTGACATAGAGAGTGGGTTTAAATCTTCAGAAGACTGAGAGCTGGCTGAAGCACCTTTAGTGGCTGCAGCTGCTTTCTTTTGGCTTTTGAGCTTATCATCTCTCTGCTTATTAAGTGTTGAAGTGGCTGTTTTTACTGCATTACTTGAAGGCTTACTCTTTTGCTTGGCGCTACCATGCAAAAGGCCTTTGTTATACAGCTCGTCACCAACTTGCTTATAGGCGGCAAGATCAGATAACCCGTCCAACTTTCCTAATACTTTCTGCTTTTCAACTTCAGTTGAGATTTGTGTAAACACCCCAGCTGCCATTTGTGCATCCAGCATTTGAATAATCTTAGGATCACTCGCTAGCACAGTTCTACTGGCAGAGTCCCACTTAGTACCAATGACTTCGAGTGTAGCGGCGCCTGTTGGAGACTCGGCCAAGTCGTCCAGTGCAGAATCCAGTACTAACTGTGCATCACTGACATTGTAAGCGTTAGGCTTATACTCAGTATCTTTATCTACATCAATATCAAGCGGGTCTATACCACTTATCTTGAGCAGTTTGGCTATAGCTTGAGGGTCTTTCTTATCCAAGTCAATTAAATAATTGATCTTGGCTTCGTCCATCAAGCCATTGTTATCTAACATTTTTAATATCTTTAGGCCCGGTTTAATAGCGACCATTTTCTTATTGTAATTGGCACCCATCATCATAAGAGTACGGGCATCAGCTACGCTATCAACTTGCATTTCCTTACCGTTGGCTTTGAAAGGAGATAAGAGCTCTTCTATTTCGCCCTTATAGTCACGATCAGAGCCCTCTTTCTTTTCATCACCATCATCAGCATCTTCATCCGAAGCATCCTCATCATCAGGATCAGCCTCATCTTCATCAGAGCTCTCTTCATCGCTCTCATCCTGATCTTCAGCAGTGTCTTCATCAGCAGCATCACCTTCAGCTTCACCATCATCATCGTCAGATTCAGCTGCTTCATCATCCTCTGCTTCATCTTCTAACTTGGGTGCTGCTTCTGCAGCACCTTCAGCTGTTTCTTCTTCTTCATCTACGACAGAATTATCTTCTTTAAAATCTGCAGGATCCAACAGGGAGACTTCTTCATCACTCATGCTGGCTAGATCATCAGTATTATAAGTAGCCATTAGTGAGTTGCTCCTTCTTCTTCAGGATCAATTTCTTCATTCAACTCAGCAAGTGTCATACGAGACTCTTCCAAAGTGGTAGAAGCAATATCAGCTGTACGACGAATATGCATCAAATACTGACGGAAAATACCGATAGCTTTGATACCATCGTCAATCATTAACTGACTATCAGCATCCATACAGCTAGGAGAAGTCTTAGCCATTACATTACGAATGGCTTCATTCTCAAAATAACCTTCTGTAACAATACTCTCAAAGTCCTTGTTCTTAAGTAAGCGCTTAAGGGCTTCACCCTTTTCAATAGCTTCACGCGCTTGCTCGATACTAACTTCTACTACTCTAATATCTTCCTGTTGCTGACTCATGGTAACTTCCTCTTGTGTCCTCTCCCATTACAGGATGAGATTTTGTAGGTTAATCCTACGGCTATAAGTCTAGAATTTTATCTGTTGCTTTCAATCTGTGTTCTAATTTTTTAGTTTCTGCCTGGGCTCTAGCTTGAGCACCTTGCTTCTCCAATTCACGTTCTTGCTTCACACCAGATTCTTGTTCAACAAAATCCAAGGTCTTCTTACTGGTATCGGCTTGTAAGTTCTCAGCCTTAACACCTTCACTACCTGCTCTAGCATTCTGCAGATTAGCGTCAGACATGTACTCAGCCGCTCTAGCACGCTCAGTCTCAATCTTGGCTTGGAGTAATTCTACTTCAAGTTCCTGTCGTCTCACTTCAAGTGGATCAGGCTGAGGCTGGAAGTTTTCTAGTTTCTTGGCTAGATCAGGTCTCTTTCTCAACCTGGATATTTCAGCCATAACTATATTGACCATGCCTTGATCTGCATTCGGTCCGATAGTTTGTAACAAGAAACCCATTGATTCAGCCTGAGCGTTATCTTCCTCTGCAGTACTAATGGCTAACTTAAGGTCAACTTTACCGCCCAAAGAATCTTTTCTAATTGGTAAAAACTCTTCGTTGGTTACTCTGACAACTTCAAGTTCCTCAAGGAACTGGCTGTTCATGCTCATCATCTTGTAACCGATCTCAACGATACCGGCGGCAAGTCTTCGCAAGATACCAAGCTCACGCTTAGAGGCAGCGTCAAGAGCACTACGAGCTGCTGTAGCAGTACTACCTAGAGCAGCACCACTTATACCATTGTTGAAAGGTATCACGCCAGTAAGGCTCTCTGCTTCCTGCTGCTGTTGTGCTAGCAGGATAGGTGCAGACTGAGGGATCTCCTCGAACTTATGCATGTAGAAAGACTGAGCTGGATTAACGTTAGGATTGTATTGATAATCCTCGCCGTTTTCATATCTGCGTCTGTTGGTTACATCCAAAGCATCTTTGCCAGTACCAACCTGTCCATTAGAGCTTCGAGCCATGATGTCAATCATGCCTCGTGTTATGGCTCCTACAACTTTCTGGTTGTCTTCTAGCAGCTCACCATCAGGCTCACCGAAAGCACTTCTTCGTACAGGCAGGTATGGGACTTTAACAAAGGGCAGACCTTTATCAGGATATGGGTTCTCTTCCATTCTGATCAAAGTATTTCCAACCCAGGTAGCCACAAAGGGCTTAGTCATACCTGATTCTTCAATATCCCAGTAACCCCAATACTCATAAGCAATGAGTTCTTTACGGGGCTTATCTTCAAAAGTGAAAGAGCTGTTCTCTCCAGAAGCATGGTCAGGGTCTGCTAAAACAGAGCCAGCTGATTCAACAATGATCTTATCTAGATTCTTGTATATGCCTGATCTGGTTAATTCAGAAATAGAAGTTTTAAAAGAGTAGATGACGAATTTAGCTTTGCGTAGGCTACCTGTACAAGTAGGGTCGACGATCAGATTACGGTAGTCGCATACCTCCAGACTGGGCTGGTTCTTGACTGTGGTTGTACTAGAAATAGTCTT